ACAAAGGCCTCCCTGTTTCGAGCCTATAGTAACAAGCTGTGATCTTTACTCCATTTGCCATCATCTCACGGTTGTAGTAACAGCTCTCGCATTTAGCCATACATTCACTCCTTCGCTATTTGTGTCGATACTTCATAAAGAAGACCATCATTCACCATACGTGGCATTGTCAATATCGAAAAAACCCATCAGCTTCAATGTGTTCGCTATGCTCATCTCCCCCTCCTCAATCCGCCGTCGGATCGTGCTATCGCTCATGCTGCGCCGGAAAAAGAGAAGGGTTTCCTTTGCCGAGTATCCTTGCAGGTACCGATAATCGACCGCTGCTTTCGCATCAGGGTCCTGAATCAATGCCCAAGCACGCCGGATCTGGTGGGTGTAGAACTTGTACTGCTTGTACACCCATCGCTGTTTCTCAACGAGAATTGCTGCATTCGCTGTTTTATCCGCATGCAGATCCTCCTGATCGATCCGTCGCGCCGCTTCCCCATCTACGGCTACCTGGGTCATTTCAGGCTCGTTTTCTTCAAAATCCCTCATCAATGAAACCATCTCTGTATATTTGCTGAGCAGGAATTTCGTCCGCTGGATCTCAACTTCATTCGCGGAAGGAAAAAGTTCTTCTTGTCCCCATACCATTGCCATTCCCCTCATTCCCCTTTATGGTATAATGTCAAGAGGAATGGTTTTCCAATAAAGACCCCCGCGCCCGCCAAGGATTGGGGGTCTTTGCATTACCATTTGAGATATTTGCCCCACCGGCCCTGCCGTGGAGCTGTGATTTGCGAGGCGTACTGGTTCCGCGGTGCAGGAGGCTTTGCCGCACCGATCCGGCGGACGTGTTCAGAAACCTTCTCCGGCGTCCAGACTTCCCGTTTAACCCCCTTGTCCAGCATGCGGATCACCTACCTTGATCTCATTCAAAATTGATCTTAGCTGTTCAATCTCTGTATTTTGCCGCTGGAACCTCGTTTCCTCAGCATGATACAGGCATGCCCAGTGAGCTGCGCATGCGTTAGATTGGCTGAGTTGTTTTTGAAGGGAAGTTATGGTTAGCTCCTTTTCGGCCAGCAGCTCCATCGCATACCGTGCATACCTCGCTAAAATTACTCCGTCTGCCGTGGTTTGTTCGTGTGGAGAACAATCCAACCAATATGCCGCCGCAATCCGGACGCGTTCATCTGTCAATTCTCTGGTGTAAGCTAGCTTTAGCAACTCTTCGTTTGTCATGGACGCCCCTCCCAATTCCAAAGCCCTTGCTGCCCCTTGATCGAGACTGGGTCAATCAACCTGACGTTATCCAACTGCCACGCATAGCGCCCTGGTGTGTAATCCCCGAACATATGCTCCATGGGAGAAATCAGATAATCTTGATCCTGAGAATGCAAATAAGCGATCTGTGTGTCATGATCGAACAACCAATCTGAGACGCGCCAGCATTCAACTAAATCAGCTATTGCTATAATGCTCCCGAATTGGAGTGGTGTGATCTCGCGCCATAAATTTGCATAGTCTCTTGCTAATCGCATGCATGTGTCAAAATTCTTCTGTTTACCCGCATGGATTGCTATTGGTCCCCGATAACTCGTTTTCCATCCGCGTGTCTCGAACCGCTTTGCACCTACTGCAATAAGTGATGCCCAAGGTTGATGGATAGTTATGGCTTTCATTTACCCCAAACCTCCTTGTGGCAAGATTTGCACACTTTCAGGGTCTTCCCGGTCAATCTATTCTGCATCTCAATACTTGCATGATTTTTATCGCAAAGTTGACAAATTGTCCTGCCACAGCCGGAACATTTTCGTACATCACTCATATTTTATTTCCCCCGCCAATCGGCTTGAACTCCCCAATGTCCTCTCCATAACTGCCTTTATAAACATCCCGATCATGTTCCCAGCAATTACGGCACATTTTCTTTCCGAATGCCGGGTCGAACAGATGAGGGTAGCTCAACTCCGTAGCCGGCTCACCGCACCAGTCACATTCTCTGAATTCAGGCATTGTTTCAAGCCAGGCAAACAAATCTACCCTTAGATTTTCATTATTAGTTGCTTCAGCGTAAGCTTCGAGTGCAGCCCGCGCCGCCGGGTCCTTCACCGGCTTAAGCACAAAGTATTCGCCCTCTGCTTCCTGTCCGGTTTCCCTGTTAATGACCCGGTATTTGTTATATAACCCTTTGTTCTGATCTCCCATCGATCTTCACTTCCCCTTCGCTTGGCTTAATAACCCGCAGCATTCGCGGCCCAGGTCCCTTGGATACGTATCCTTTCTTGACCAACTGCTCCAACAAATTAAAAGCGGTTGATGATGATTGTAGCCCTAGATTTTCGCCGATCTCTCGAACTGTTGGAGGATAGCCGTTGGCGGCCACGAATGATTTGATGAACTGTAACGCCTCGGCCTGACGTCGTGATAGTGGTTTGTTGGCCATCGTGTTTCACCTTCCTTAAAATAATTCCAGTTGAACTGGATCTGGCTCCCGTGATTTGGCCAGGCGATTCCATTCTTCTTCCGGCCATTCTCCGGCATAATTTTCTCCTCTAAAGAGAACTTTTTTATGCCCGGATGGAAGGATCACGCGCCTTTCAAAACGCGCCAGGCCTTCCGGAATATTATGAGTCCAGCTGCCGGGAGGGGAAAAAAGAATCTCCCGGCTTAATTTCACATTTTCTTCCCATGTGATGTGCTTCATGGCATCACCCTGCCTGTTTATGCACCTTTACATTCTCAAAATGCCGCTCGTTATGCGCCTGGAAAAACAACTGGACATGCTCCGTCACATCTTGTCCGGGAAGCAGCTCTGCGAGATCCGTGGCTACGAATCCGACGACCGTCTGAAGCAACTCGAATAATTCTCGCATAATGCGCTCCCGATCAAGACCGGCCGATTCGAAGGTTCCGCCCAAGGCGTCCAGCCCGTTATACACATTCATACGCTCACGAACAGGATCATCGCCAAGTTGGATCGGGATGTGCAGTGTCACCGACGACCCAAATGCCGGTACCACAATTTTTCCTGTTTGTTTGGGAACAGGCAGCTCTTGTTTCAGCCGTTCGATCTCTGCCTCCAGCTCCGCGATCCGCACGCCGGCATGATCGGCACTAGCAACAGCATCGGACAATGCATCCATCAACCGTGAAATCTCTGCAGCCTGTTCCTTTGAAACGGCCATGAATCTACTCTGCACGTTCTCAGCCTTTTCACGAGCCTTAGTTAACTCATTTTCCAGATCAGCAATATATTCTGCTTTCTGCTCCGCATCGTGTTTCCAAAGAGCAACGGCAGCCTGCAGCTCTGCCAATTCCTGTTCGTGATTGACTGAACGTTGCTCCTCAGCAGGAGAATCGACCTTTGGAATCGGCTTTGCAGGTGCTAGTAGTTCCATCTCGCGCTCTTCAGCGTCCACCTCTTTTATCCCCCATTCCTTAAGTTGCTTATAAAAGGCTGCCGTACCGCACCCCAAATCCTTCATGATTTGAGTCCTGCCTTTTCCGTTCAAGCGCTGCTGCAGATATTGCTCTTTGGTCATATTGAGTTCAGCCTTTCTTCCCTTAGCCATTTCGAGCGTCCCTCCCCTATACTTCTTTAGTTCTTCTGGAGACAATTTGTATTCGATTACCGGGCCGCTGCCTCGAGTACGTGCTTCGATTTCCCTGCTCGGAATCGGTGTTACATTTCGCTCCCTCATCCTGACAGCCACCACTTACACCCCCAAGGATTGAAAATCAGCTACTTCCGTATCATCCATTGTGATTGTGGTCATCCCATCCCACTGCTCACGGATCTCGGTAGCCTTGGCCTTAACCGCCGCGGCTTGCTTCGGCTGTAAAACGATGGCCATGGCTTCTTCATAATGTTGAGCAGCTTTCGCGTAAGCTCGGGAGTGGATGAAATTCATCCAGTTCCAGAACTTATTGTTCGACATCGATTTGACCTTTTGAAAGGCCCGCCGGCGTTCTTGCTCATTCACGGTCATCCCTCCATGGTTAATCGGTTACTCGGTTATTAAACAGCCCACCCGGATCATCTAGCCCAGGGTAGGGAGGAAGCAGCTTACGCCGCTCCCCCGTCTCTCATGAGCTTTTCAACTCGCTTTTTATAGAGTGAGTACTTTGAACTAATCTGAGAGCTTGGTACACCTGCTTCTTTGGCGATTTGCATCCATGTCTTGCTCTCTTCCTTCCGCTTTTTGAGCAGGGTTGGAAAGTCGAAAGGAATATCTTCGAAGATAGGAGCATGGTTAATGATAAACTCCTCCAGCGCTTCCTTGCTGATTTCAGCCTCAGATTCGCCCATAAGTTCGTAGTCAGTCGATTCATTGGATTCATCCGACTCCTGTGAGCTACCATCTTCCGTGAAATCTATTTCTCCTTTACCTTCCTCAGTCATCCACTCTGGAACATCACTAGCAATACCAGTTCCAACCGGTTCCGAGTTGGTAGCTTTATCACCAATGGAGTCACCATCCTGCCCCATATCCTGGTCAAACAGCGATTGCTGATTCTCATCGTCCTGCTCATCCGGTTTCTCAACCTTGGTTACGACGCCGGAACCATCGGTAGTAACATAGCGTCCAGTGAACTTCTGATACATGGCGTCCTCGTCTTCTCCGAAATCAAAAGCTACCTGCGGATCACCAAGGAATACATTGATTTTCTCGCCTTGATTCGTACTCAGGAACATGAAATGCTCTTGTACCACTTTTAATGGCAAGGTCAATTTAATTTCCACATCTGATTCTCCAACCTTAAATCCCTTTCCCATCGTTGCAGTGAACTTTGCATAATTGGGTACCATATGAAATCCCCCTCCATGAAATTTAGATTAGTTCCTTGATTTTGATTTCAATTCGCGGCTGCACGCTGTAACGTTTCCGGGCGTAAACCTCGACAACCTGGCTGTCATCTCTCCAGATAACACCTTTCAGCGCGTCCTTGACGCCTTTGAGGTAATTATCCACGTCAGGCTTGGTTGTCGGTGTAAGTTTCCCCTCTTCGGCTAACTTTGCTTTTCTCTTGCTGAAGCTTTTTGGAGTGGAGCGATAAACTGTCAAAACCATGCCTATCGGTCCCTCCAGCGGCGATGCCGGTGCATGTTCCGTAGCAGCCAAACGAACGTAATCTTTATAATGCCGGGATTTTGCTGGATCATATGCCTTCGGAAACCCTCCGGCTGTGCTGAACTTCGGCCGCCCCTGTGCGACGGGCTCGCCGTAAACGGTAAATTGAATTATCATGAGGCATCCCCTCCTTCCGCGCTGCTCCCAGCAGTACATACACCTCGCCGATCTGCCGACCGTCGTCGTCGTATATCAAATCCCAAGGTATGTCCTGAAAAAATGGATCTACCATCTCCACACATCTCATGACGCCCACTCCCCTCTGTGCATATCCGGAATCCGTTTCGAAGGTTTTGGCGGCTCTGGCCCCGGATCCAAATGCACCCGGTCGTAATCAACGAATTTATTGAACTGCTTCAAGAACACCAGCTCAACCGTCCCAACTGGGCCGTTCCGCTGTTTAGCAATAATGATCTCGATGATGTTTTTCTTCTCGCTTTCTTGGTTGTAATAGTCGTCCCGGTACAAGAAAGCTACGATATCAGCGTCCTGCTCAATGGAACCGGATTCCCGAAGGTCAGACATCATCGGACGCTTGTCCTGCCGCTGCTCGACGCCCCGACTTAGCTGGGATAAAGCAATTACAGGAACATCCAATTCTCTAGCTAAATGCTTCAGTGTCCGCGAGATCTCCGATACTTCCTGCTGCCGGTTCTCGTTCGGCCTCCCCCGCCCAGCGCTGGCAATCAACTGCAGATAATCGATTACGACCAGCCCGAGGCCTTCCTGCTTCTTCAATCGGCGGCATTTCGCCCTGATTTCTGCGACTGTAATACCTGCGGTATCGTCGATAAAGATGTTCGATGCGCCCAGGACGCCGGCAGCTTCCGCCAACTTCATCCAATCCTCCTGACCCATATCCCCGATGCGAAGACGATTTGCTTCCAACTGTCCTTCCGCACTCACCATTCTGGCCACAAGTTGTGGGGCCGACATTTCCAGGCTAAATATCGCAACTGGCTCCTTGCTCCGGACCGCGACATTTTGTGCAATATTCAAAGCAAACGCAGTTTTCCCGACCGAAGGCCGAGCGGCGACGATGATCAAGTCGCTCTTTTGCAAGCCCGCGGTGATTCCGTCCAGATCTCTAAAACCTGTCCGTAAACCTGTCACCTTACCAGTCTTAAACGCCTCGGACTTGGTTTCAGTCGTTTCGACGACCTCCATCACTACGTCCTTGATCCGTTTAAAATCCTGTGGCGGCGCCGCTCGGTCCGCCAGTATAGTCGCGACTTGCTGCGCCGAGGAAATCAAGCGTTGTATATCTTCCCCCGCGGCGGCCGCTTGAAGGACGAGTGAGCTGGAGCGGATAAACTCCCGAAGCACGAACTTGTTTTGAACCGATTTGACGTAAGATTCCATGTTCACCGTGGTCGGTACAGCATGTGCGAGCTTGGCCAAGTAGCTAACGCCGCCAATGTCCTCGAGTTCACCGCGGTCCTTTAACCGGCCCGTAAGCGTCACTAAGTCGATCGGTTGCCCCTCATCCGCCAGCTCCACGATACGACGGAATATGATTTGATGGCCAGCGTGGTAGAAAGCCTCCGGCATCAACGACTCGGTATATTCCAGGGTCGCAGGTTCAATCAAGATTGCCCCAATCACCGAGCATTCCGCTGCTAGATCATGAGGTAGTTCCGGCAGCATCGCCTCCAAAGAGTTTTGCATAGATAGCCTCCTTCCAACCCGGCGGCGGTGGGCAAGCGTTTTTCGCAGCTTCCTCCCGCGCCGCAAAATATTCGGCCGTCGCCGCCTTCATCCGGTCCCGTTCGATCTGTTCCCCAAGGCTCCCGCGGATCTCCGCGATGTTCGGCGGATACTTGCTCGTCCGGATATGCTCGTCGACATTTCGCATGGCGACATCAAATGGGAAGTCATGCAGGAATTTCAGATGCCGTTCAACGTTTTCGTTGCTGACATCGAAGTTCTGGTAGTTCTCCTTAATGGCAATCAGCAAGTCAAACACTTCTGCTCTGTCCACGTTGTCGTTCCTCCTTCGCACGCCTGCGCAAGTCCTCCAACTCTCGCTGGTACTTGGTTTTTCGTTTCGGTGGTTCTTCTGGAGCTCCCGTGGCGACTCCAGCCATCGGCGGACTGGTAGTTTGGGAGTTACGCCAAGCCTCGTTTATCGCATCCGCGTAATATAAAAAGCTAGTTGGCATTCGAAAGTCGCTGCCCTCACGTTCACGCTTTGCCTGAAGTAGGCTATCCATAGTTGAGATGGTAAAGGGTACCGGCATCCCCCCGGCGACCATCCGACCCATGGCTTCACGTTCACGTGGTTTTACGTGAAAATCAAGTTTGCCGTGTAAACGGCAATAAGCATTTAAAATCGCGATCATTCCGTCTTGTTCCGAATCATCCGAAATTTCACCAGCGAAATCGACAGTAGTAGGAGTAGTAGTAGTAATATCTTTTAATACAGTGTCGGCGTAGTTGTCCGATTTTTGGACAGGTTCGCGGGCTACTTTGCCAAAGTGGTCCGATTTTTGAACCACTTTACCGACAACCTTGTCCAAATTTCGGACAGGTTCACCTACAACTTGATTAAAGTTGTCCGATTCTCGGACAGGTTCATCGACAGGTATGAGATTGAATTTTACTAAATAATTCCCTCGGGAACTTCCCCTCGGAGGGGGAGAGTAGCCGATAATCCCAGCATTGACGAGCTTACTCCTATGAGTGTTTATGGTATCCCGGCTCCTAATACCAGTTTGAAGTGTAAGTTCAGTGTTAGTCATTTGAAACGCTTGTTTCCAACCTAATTTACTGGACTTTCGCCATAATGCGACCATGATTGCTAACCCTTCCGGCCCAAATAATTCAGGCCCACCAATCACTTCAAACTGATCTAGGAGGCCAGCTATTGTTGGTTCTCTTGTTGACTCCGTCATGCACTCCCCCCTCCGACAAAACTAAAATCCAACTAGCAGAATTGATCTAGGCGCATTTAGTTAACCCTTTATGCTAAATAGCTTTACAGCCAGCATACCGGCCTGACCATGCTGCATGAGCATCCCTGCAGTCACACCTTTTCCCAACTCCTCGATCGTACTGCTTAACACTTCAGGAACTTGAACAGGCTCAGCGATCCGGGCAACCTGGCCACCAATAATCCGCGCCATAGCATGCAAATGTTCTTTCGCTGCTCCATTTCCCTCGGATAAGGCTTCCTCCATCCATCGATTCATTACTGCCATTTTGTCGTTCATATTGCACGCTCCCTCATTGTTTTATCCTTCCATGCCTTGTCCCCAAGGCAGCGGGCGGGCGTCACTTCAAAATACCTCCGCCCGCAGACATAGGAAACAAACTTCCCAGTCGCTCGCTCGTAATACATCCCGTTTAAAACCGGTTGTTCTTGCTCAATGTAATCTCCAAAGAGATCAAGCTGCACGGGCTCACTCATTTCTGGCGCCCCCTATCATCCCTTAAATAAATGATCGGGTACTTCACCCGGACCACCGTCCACCCTGGGTAAGCCTGGGAAAAGTAGGCCCTTGTTTCCCGCATAAATGCCTCACGATCTGTCCGTATCAACCTCCAGATCCGGTCACCCATCATACTTTGTAGCAGCGGCTGGCCAAACTCATCATTCACGCAACCTGCACTTCCACGCCGCCATCCGCATTTTCGAAGCGGATAACCTGGTCAAATGCCGCTTGGGCATCTTCGATATGAGTAATAACCAGCACACGGCGGAATCGGCCGGCAACCGACTTGATGGCCTCGAGCACCAGCGCACGGTGTTCCGCATCCTGGGATCCGAGACCCTCATCGATGGTTAGCCATTCAACCTTGTTGCCGGCGCGCTGCGCAAGCAACTCTGCCAGTGCGAAGCGAATCGCGTAATCGATACGGAGCTGCTCTCCGCCGGAGAACGTCTCATACGGCCGTTCCGCGGTCCAATCTCCGATCATGATATCGAGCGTCTCGGCGACGCCATCCCTGGATTTGAGCTCGCGCTGTGTTTCAAATCGGATGTAATGCTTGCCTTTCGACATTTGGCCAAGAATTTCATTGGCAATCCGCTCGAGCTGCGGGACGGCATTCTCGATGATGAGCGCCGGGATGCCGTCGCGGCCGAACGCCTTTATCAGCGTTTGATACCGGGTCCACCGCTTTGCCTTTGGCTCAAGGTCGGCCGCCAACTGGTCGCGCTCCCGCTGATCCGCCTCGAGCGCGGCAAGTACCGCCTTGGTTCCGCCGATCTGCTCAGCCAGCACAGCCAGCTGACGGCGAAGCTGCTGCACCGTATTCTGACGCTCTAAAAGCTGCTTGAGCAGCGCATCGTATTCCATCGTGTCGAGATCAAGGATGGCACGTTCGGCGACCAATTCGTCCCGCCGCGACTGCTTGCCGGCGATATTCAGATCGATGGCCGCAATCCGCTCCCGCGCATTTGCGGCGGACTCCCGGGCCGCCGCCAGTTCATCCTTCAGGCGTGCCCAACGCTGCAGGTCGCCGGCGCGTGCCTTCAGCTCGGGCAGTGGCACTAGCTCCGCCTCAAGGGTGGCCATCTGTTGTTGCAGATCATCCCGACGTTCCGCAGCGCTAGCTTGGCGTGATTGCTTTTCATCACGCTGCAGTTCCAACTGTTCTAGCAACTCCTCCTTGCCAGCGAGTTGTGCCAATGCCGTGACCGCCACTTGTAACTCGCCAACCCTGTCCCTACAAGCGCGATGGGCGTCCGGATCATATCCGATCTCCTGCTGTTCGATTTGCTTCTGAGCAATCGACAGCGTAAGCGCGGCAGTCTTCGACCGATCAAGGTCGGCCAGGCGGCGCCGTAATTCTGGAAGCTCCGCGACGGCTGCGGCGGCCGCCTGCTGAAACTTGCATGTCGGAAGGCAGCCGCTATCGTGGATATGCGCCTCTTGCTCCTCGAGTGCGGCAATCTTGTCGGTCAGGCTGCGCTCCTCCGAATCAAGGCGGAATGTTTCCTGGTATAACTGCGTTTCCAACAGGCTCAGTTCGTGCACCAGCAAGTTCCACCGGTTGGCTTTCTCATCGAAATCCTGCAGCTGTACGACCAGCTTCTCGTATTCTTCGGCTTGCCTCATGAGAGCGTCCCTGCCGGCAAGTTGTTGATTCACCGCCTGCATTTGGCCATTCAGCCGGGAAATTTCGTCGGTCAACTGCTTCAAGTCCGTTTCGGTGGCGGCCAACTCGCGCTGCAGCCGCTCAACCTCCGGCTGTCGTGCCTCAAGCGTGGCAAGCTGCTGCTTGACCTGATCCAGCTCGATCGACTTTTCGAGGATAGCCACCTCGTTGTCAATAATCTTACTGGCACGATCTAGGCGCCCGGTTAGATCGGTTTGTTCCGCGCGAAGCGTCGCAATCTCGGTGTCAATGGCCGATATATCCCGGTCAATCTGCAGGATACGGGAACGTTTAATGTCGAGCACGGCTATCTGCGCCTCTGTCTCTCGTACCACTCGTTCATTCTCGACCAGCATATTCTGCGTAACACTGTGCTGGTCTTCGAGCACACGCAGGTTGTCCTCTTTCTCCGTGCGGCCAGCCAACCTCTCGTCAAGCGCCAGCAGCTTGTCCTTGGCCTTCTCGATCTCGACGTTTAGTAGTCCGGCTTGCTGCCGAGCAAGCTCCTGCAGCTCCGGATAAATGTTAAGTCCAAGGATCTGAGATAGGATCTCCTTTCGCTTACCGGCCGTCGCGCCGGTGAAAGCGTTGGCCTGGCCTTGCAAGATCATGCTGCTGGCCGTAAACGTCTCATCATCCAGGTTGAGCAAGGATCGGATCTTGGCCTCCGTGTCACCGATTTTCTCGGCCGACCGACTTTCCCATGCACCGTTAACCTGCTGCTGGAGCTCGAGCGTGGATTTTCCTTTGCCCTTTGTGCTACGTGTCCGAATGACGCGGAAAACGCTGCCCTGGTGCTCAAATATGAAGGTAACGGACATCTCCTGCGATCCACGGCGTACCAGATCGTCCATACTGATCCCTTTGATCACATCTCCAAAAAGGGCAAAGCGTGGCGCCAGCGTGAAAGCTGACGATTTACCGGCACCGTTACGACCTGCGATTGCTGCCAAAGTCACAGCCGACAAATCAATGTCGGCATATTCGATCGCTCTAAAATTGTGGATTATAAGGCGTAATGGAATCATATCTATCCTCCTAATCGCAATAGCTACGATTGCAGTGAGGGCAACCTGTAACCAGTTCTCTTCCAGCCTTTTCAGTTGTTATGCCTGTAACATGTTCATAAACTGGAGAATCGTAAGCCACACGGACTCTTCTACCGCCTTCATATTTCCAACCAATAGGTTGGTAGATGTTTTGGTTACAATTCCAACAACGTCCTGTATGTGGCGCAAAGTGCGGAGCTTGATTATCTTCACAATACTTTTTTTGAGCATTGATACTCTCGTTCACGTCGTACATCTATAACGTTCCCTCCATTAATTCAGTAGTAAGTGCCTGAAGCTCTGAGACCACCGAAGGCTCGTACCCCTGATTGCCCGCCCAAGCGGCGAGCGCCGTCAACGGGTTCAACCCTTCCGTCACTTCCGCATCTCGAATCCTCTCCGAGCGCTCGACCTCCGCGCGGATCTCTGCAACGAAGAAAGCGCCAGAATCGTACAACGCTTTTTCCAGCATTCGCCGGTCAAACCGTTTCTGAAGCTCCTCGCTGCAGGTGTACCGAACACGAACAATTGAATCCTTTATAGAAGAAAAATCGTCAACCTGAACGTCCAACCAGGCTTCGATGTCCATATCGCACCAATCTATCGTATGGAAGCGACGAGCCGGCGTTTCAATGAATGTTGAACGGAAACCGTTAATTTCGTGAATGGACGATGAGCCGGTATATTCATGAATCCAAAAGCCCGGCGTCGTCCGCTCGTCACCAAAGTTATGCCGCTCCGGGGCGCCGGAATAGAATACATTGCTCCCGGCGCGCTGCGGGCGGTGGATATGGCCAAGGCAAACGAGATCGAAGATTTTAGCTGCCTCGTCCGTCAAGATCGGCTCATTTTGCAACAGAGCGTCCTCAAAGCCGGTGTCGGCCAGGTCGTAGGTTAGGTGAGACGTGAGAATGACGGGACCGTCAAGCCCGGCGCGCAGCTCGCGGCAAGTGTCGGTGATCCAGTCCGTCATCCTGGCGTGAAACTCATGTGGCGGAAGCCCAGCGAATTCGTCCCGAAGGGCGAACGACGAACGATTCATGCCCGGGAGGCAGGCAACCAGCGGCCCTCCATCGCTTGGAAGCGAGGCTATTCCAGGATCAGTGAAAATCTGGACGCCGGGGATCTGCATCTCCCGAATCAAATGGTAGGCGCTGATCGCATCGTGCGACGGCGTACCGCTGATCACGATGACCTCGATACCGGCATTGGAGAGCCTACGGAGCCAGGTTACAAACGCCTTGATCTCCGCCGTCGCCCGGTCTATAAACACTCTGGCGTCCTTAAAGGCGTCGCCAGCGAAAATAACCAACTCGCAACCTTCAGCGATAATCCGGTCCGCTGCCCAGTCCATGGTGCGGGTAATGTCCTCGAATCGCGCCGCCGGCGTGGGGCCCGGATATCCGAAGCCCCAATGTGCGTCTGCAATATGTGCAATCTTCATCTCAAGTCCTCCGGAAGATCATTAAAATTAATTTCTTCTTGATGTCCTCCACCGCCGAACTCCAAGTAATCACCGACGATCTTCCACTCTGCCTCAGTCTGGATGTCCTGAATGACTTTCTTAATCGGTCGGCCAAGCGCTTCTGTTGCCTCTGCAGCTAAACCATTCCAGTCCATTTCCTGCTGTTTCATCAAGGCAAGAACCCGATTTTTCTGTGCCGTTCCAGTCTGTCCGGATGAACGGGACGTTGCCGCTCCCCCGCTGCTTACTCGGCTACCTCCTGATCTTTGTCTTGGTGGGGGCGTAGGGTGATCCTCTGGCTCACCTTCAGGATCATACCCTTGTAAATAGGCGTCTAATTCTTCTTGGGTTTGCGCGAAAATGCCGCTCGACCGAGTTGCCGACAATACCGCATCAACAAGGGCTCGCTTCTTGGCCATTTTCAATACCGTGTTCCAAATTGAATGCATGTCGTCGTTTTCAAGCCGATATTGAACAAAGTTACCGTATCGGCCACTCCGCTCTCTTGTAACTAGGTCCTCCTTGCTAATACCTTTCGGAAGGTCCTTTTCAGAAACCCACCGCCAGCGATATCGGCTTTCATAGGTATTGGCATGCCCAACGCCTTCAGCGATGATAGAACCTGTCCCGCGATGAATAAGCCTGATTGTAATGTCAACCGCGTAATATCCAGTTTCATGGTTTTTATCTTCGATCTTGCTGGCCACAGTCGGAGCAAGGTTGTAAAATTCGCAGAGCCCCTCAGCACCTGGTTTGTACAGCGTCGGCTTGTCAGTACCCGGTATTACGCCGTAATCAACGCCTTCCTGCATGACCTCTCGAAAAAATTCACGCGTTAGGTTGAGTTTCAGCTTCATGGCATCCAACTTCTTTCTTAGGTCGGCGGCGCTGCCATACTCAAGATCGACGATTGCCCCTCCCCCGACGTTTCCGCCGGAAGGCTGGGGCATCACCGTCAGGTTTCCTTCGCTCAATTAGGCCACCCCCTGGAGGAGCCCCGCTGCGGCTTGCAGTGCCCGTAGCTCGTCCTTCAATTTACCTAGCCTTACGGCAGCATTTTTCAAACTCAATTCAGCTTCGGAGAGATTTTCGCGCTCGTCAACTGTATGAGACCGCATTTGTGCGGCACGGATTTCAGCGTTTTTGCCATCAATTACATTGTTAAGTAATAAGCCGTCCTCCACTTGCTGCAGTGCTTCTTTCGCAGTAACTACACGCTGATTTGCTTCAAGGACAGCGTCCTCCGCCAAAGCGATTTCTCCAGGCAGCTCCAACAGCCGCTTAAATATCTCTTGTTTTGTCATGCAATTTCCTCCTCGAAAGATTGATTTATCTCACTTTTCAGAATAGCTTGCTGTTCCGACGACTCCGGATAACGGATGCCATCTAGGTAAGTCCGGAGGGCATATTCGACTTCGGCCAAGTGTTCCGGAGCTGCGAAGAGTTGAATAACGCCAAAGTCTCCGCGCAAACAGAGAGCCGGAGCGCAATATGGAGTTTCTGGCAACACATCGACTTCAATGTTTCCCCCACTAAAATCAACAGAATAGGCTGCGCCCAATCCAATCCCTCCTCTTGTCGGATTCGTCCCGATCTGCTACGATAAGGGCGAGAAAATTAATTAAGTACCAGACACGACCCGTTGCCGCGGGTCATTTTTCGTTTTTACAGTCCTCGCACTTGCGCGGATAGCCTGTTT